GGGTTGGAGGAAATAAACCACGAGGCTTCCGAGGAGTTTAGGCTAACCTTACAAGAATGGAAGGCCGACTTTAAAGAACTGGATAGGATAACTAATCTTGTCAGATCCGAACGCGATCAGTTGATTGTCGGGCGTCAGCGCTTTGAGAATGTAGCCCTAGACCAGCAGTCCACCATCCGCAGGCTTGAGATACAGGAGAATGCAGCCTATAGCGAGGGTTATGATGAAGGTGTTAACGTTGGTCGAGAGGACTGCAGAGATAAACGTTGAATCCTTTTCGATTGACCTGAATCTAATCTGTATACGTCCCAAATGGAGGGTTCACATGGAATACAAGTTTAATATTGATGAGATTTACAGGAATGGACGTCCGTTCTATGGATTGGCTGAGCCGTTGCCAAAGTTCACGAAGCATCGTGCTGCGGAAGCGTTCGTCAAGCGATATCAGCGTGAGTCAGGTGTGAAGATTAAGCACATGGATAGTTGGGGATCATTTGCTCCGGAAGTTGGTACTGTGAGTGAATTGGTACGTATGAATGGTGCAGGTGAGTTATATTTACGGTCGATTAATACAGTTTATCTGCCTCGTCCTGAACTGTATAAGGATCGTGCCTTTTATTATAAGGGTCTGTTTCACGAATTGACACATTCGACAATGCAGACGCTGGGCTATTATAATAAATTTGTGATGTCGACAGCTAAAGAGGAGCAGCGTGCAGAATCAACTGCAAATCGACTGATGAAGCATTTTAGTTTGGGAACTGAGGAGACAGTGGCATTCTCGAAGTTTTATATTGAGACATGGAAGTCTATGGATGTGCCGACTTTTTGGAATATAATTTTCAACAAAGCCGTAGATACCGATGTTGATGGATCCAAATCATTTGAATATTTCAAGAAGTTTTCCACAGATAATTTGAATCCTTTGGAACTCAACAGCATCTAATCAGTAGTGGACAAATAGCGGTTCGATACGGCTGGGCGTGAGCTTGGTCCGTCACTATACAACCACCCTCAGTGAACGCTGAGGCCCGATATCACTGTCATATAGTCGATGACCATCGTAAGGTGGAAGCAGACTAAATCTAGGCTCCGGCTTGAACCCCCGTCCTAGTGGGATACGGTCGATATCGGGCTTGAGCGTTCACAGATTGATGAACTAGGAGCTACCGACGGGCAGCACACCCTTCTGTGACTACGCTCACGCGTTGGAGGAGAGAATATGCCGAAGTTTATCGATACAAAAACTAATGAAGCAATTGCATTCTCGTATACTATTGATTCACAGGGCGATGTGAATTTGAAATTGAATGGTACGATAGTCGCCTATTTCTCTGCGACATCAGGACAACTAAGGCGAGTGGATATAAACTTTACTGACCAGAAGAGACTTTTAGGTGGCATTGAATTTGATGAACGTGGTCGCATTAAGACCAATCTATGAAATATTTCAAGGTTGAGGCGCATGCCATATCCTCGAAGACCTATAAGGGTCGCGTGAATTTCGGAACATATTCAGACAATGAGAAGCTGACAATGTTGAATCGGATTGCCAGATTGACGGATGAAGGCTACACGAATATTGAAGTAATTGAGGTGCCAAATCAAGATCGATAATACGCGGTATGTACAATTTTGGTCGAATCCTGAGAAGTACCGATTGACCTACGAATTGAACTTAGCACCTGCACTGATGCCTGAACCGCTCGCTGCAGGTATTATTATGCACGAAATGAATGAAAGGCGGAATCTCAGTGTCGAGTTTAAGAATTTCGCTGGTGCGCAGAGGCAGGGGCAGTTCATTACGGATGCGGCTAAGAAGAAAGGGGAAGCTTACTTTGCGGCGTTCAAGCGTCAATACGATGGCGATAAGCGATTCCAACTCGTTTTCGATAATGGGAAGCCACTCGTCGAATTGGAGTTCGACCTGCGCATACCGGGCACAACTCACTACATCATTGGGCGATTCGATGAAGTATTGAGTTACAACAAGCTTCTGTGGGTTGGAGATACTAAGACGGCCAATGAGAAGTCAACTGAAGTCAAGAAGAAGATCGAGTTCGGATTCAGCAGCCAGCCGCTGTTCTACATCAATGCGGCCCGAATGTTGGGATACGACGTTGCGGGTATGTTATACCGGGTCGTTACCGCACATGTGCCAGCTAAACACTGGGTCATCGAATCCAAACGCACCGAGTATCAATTATTGCGCGGCTTGCGATCTATTGCTGCCACCGCATCTCTCATCGAGTTCTATAGAGAGAAGTTTGGTATAGATGAACCTTGGCCGCACCTAGCCACATCTTATCCATGTAACTACAACAATCCGCGCACCGGTGAGTTACAATGTGAATATGCGGACATTTGTAATCGGTCGAGATCGGAATTGTCGACTGAGGATCTTGAGAAGTTCGTGCCGCGTATCGAGCACTTAGACTTATTGAAGGGGAAATCAAAATGACTTACACAGAAGAGACTAGACTTGGAAAAACGGAAGTCACAATAAATGAGAACGAAGTTACAGTGAAAGTAGATGGACTTTTCGTCTTGTCACTCGGTGAATCCGGGTTGGTGCGTTATGACGCTGGCGTACGCACACATGGTCGAATTGCACAGGATGAGATTGGTCGCGTCATAGATCGTACATTGGAATTATTCGGGTGAACGATCTATGTTCAGGCCCAATATGTGTGCGCGACATAACGAGGATGCGGGAGGATCACGATATCCGCTTCACGGTGGATATTCGAACCTCGCTAGGCATCGTAAAGGTGAAGGGTTGGCGCTGGCTGCGTGGAGTCAATCGTATTGTGAATCCAACATGCAACGGGCATCATCTAATGGTTGTGCCCCTTCACATAAGATCGATCATAAGGAAGCTGCTGACTAAGGGCGTTCGGGCTAAGTACCAGTTTGATATCCCTAGTGTCAAGGAAACGATCCGAGTAGATATAGATAATATGCGAGGTCTGATATCGACTTTCAACGGCTCAGAGAGGGAGGATGTATGAGCATGACCTACAATGAAGCTATTGACTATTGGCGTAAGCGCGCTGAAGATGCTGAGAAGGAATTAGGTATCCTGCGCATACAGGACGCACGCGATTATGATACAGTCTTCGATAAGGGGTATGAAGCGGGTATGGAAGCCGGACTTCACCTTGGGCACGAGGATTACTAATGAGCATACTCAATCATAGGGAATTGAAGAATGCAGGTTGGTTTATTGGCGGCTTCGTAGGAGGCTGCGTCACAACCTTCGCAGTTATACTCTACACAATATTCTTGGGAAGGTGATTAAATGTATATTAAACAGGAACCATTGACACGGAGTGAACTTAATCATATTATTGAGACGACATCATTGTCCCCCAACGAAGCACGATTATTCGCAACTATCGATCAACTTGAGCAAATTATATATAGTATGCAGGATCAGCTTGATGTCTGTGGGTGTGATTGATGGTCGGAATAAGTGGGCTGCATAGGCTGCGAACGGATAAGATCGAGTTGTATGGATTCTCACTGACGCTTGAAGGCTTCATAGTTAATGGATTCGTGTATAATCCAGTTAGCAAGAGTATCAAGATGCCGGGATGTTCGTTTCAAGGCAAGCGAGTTCCGCTTGTGAAGGCATTTGGCGTTCATGTTAAGCGACTACAGGCGCGTCTCGATGACGCTATCACTAAGTGGAAGGCACAGGAGTTAAACGATGGCATTGACGACTAAGGTAGTTGGACAATCTGAGGATGGTGCTGAGGAACTTGACGCCGACCTATCCCAGTTGGGTTCTGAGGGTCAACCGACAGTGACTTTGGCTAGCGATCTTACGCAAGTTCGTGGTCGACTGATTATGGATTATGCGGATTCTGGTGATGGTAAGTCGACTCGACTGCATTCATTGGCTCGACACTATTACATGAAGACTGGACTCAAGGTGCGGGTAGTGACGGCGGAGGATAGTACGAAGAAGGTGTTTGAGGATCTGGTCGGTGCCGGTATTGCGGAGGTATTGTATTTGGATACTAAGACGCCGATATCGACGTATGAGCGTATTGTTGAGGGTGAGTGGTTGACAGGTGAATTTGAGGTTGTTAAGGTTACAAAGAAGGTCGGCGCGAAGGAAGTTACGACTGAGCGGAGGGTACCGAAGTGGCAACCGAAATCGGAGTGGGAGGGGACAATAAGTGCATATTTGTTCGAGGGATTGAGCACCTTTTCCGAGAACATTCTCGATCATTTGCGCGAGGAAGGGCGCTTTCCGAGGGAACAGTCGGATGGCTTCACCGAAGGCGGAAGAACACATATGGCCGCAAGCCAGACGGCTTATGGCTTTGTACAGGGGGAAGGGATCAAGCTACTGAAGACGTCGGGCATGTTGCCTGTGGAGCGTGTAGCGTGGACCAGTCATGAAAGTAAAGGTAAAGAGGAATTTGGTGCAGCAAGCACTCGCGGACCTAAGATGGTGGGTTCTGCGGGCACGGACAGTATTCGGAAGTACGTTGGTGTACTGCTGCATACGGACAGAGTCGGGGGCGAAATTAGAACTTATTTCGAGAATCATCCCGACGCCACGAATGACAAGATTCAGTGGAAGGCCAAAGTAACGGTTCAGCCGGTCCTGAGTCAGGAATATAAGAAACGATTTCCGAAGGGCTATTTTGTTCCGACGCTACCACAAGGCGGAAGCTATCTGGGTGCGAAGGACGGATTGATCCCATTCCTCGAAGCTGAGGACGAAATCGCTAAGTTGTCTACTGATGCAGCGAGTGAATTAGTTGCATCCAAACGCTAACTTTCACATCTAATAACTAATAGGAGAAACAATATGGGTTTTGCACCGTTGAAAGTGACAGACGTACCGGAGAACGTGGCACAGAAGCTTAATGTGCCGGTTGCGACGGTTGGAGAGGTCACGCTGAACGAAGTGAAGGGCGGATATACGCAGATTTCTGTGCCGCTGCTTTTTGAGGATGCTCAGGGCGCGGAACGTAAATTTACGGCGCGTTTCAATGTTCGTGAGGAGTGGTTTGATTCCAGCTATCGTGCGCCCAAGGTGACCGAGGAGGATAAAGGCACGCCTGAGTATGCAGAAGCCAAGTCTTATGAGATCAATATGCAGCGCAATGTTCGTGGATTGTTCGCGGCTGCTGGACTCGATGAGATTGACTTCGATCAGATCGAGGGTTCGACTGTCGGATTTACGGCGGGTCCGAATTCCAAAGACAAGTCTCGTCTCGACCTGAAGTCGTTTTATAAGCCTCGCGCTTAATTAGCTGAACAACTTGCAGCACATGGGGTCGGCTAAGGTCGGCCCTATATTTTCAATGGAGCCTAGAGTGAACCCTGAACGCAAAATGATGTTGGCTGTTGTGCTTCTGTTGCTGGCTGAACAGGACGCCCTGAATGTCGAAGGCGTGGATCTGGTTGAAGCCTTGCAGATTGCGCATGAGGCAACAGAATTGGTTGCTTCAGAAGATTTTGATGTGTTGTGTGAATTGATTGATGCAAAACCAAAGTTGGCGCGAGCAATAGATCCGTCGACCGCAATGTATTTATTTAAGCAATTGATGGGGGAAACGAGTGTCAACTAAGATCAGTCAAGAAGGAATTTGGGTGTGGGCATTCGACGTACATAGTCCGCATGTTCATTGGCCTACTTTCAATGCGTTGATTGACTTCACGCAGCGTCAGGCATCAAATATAGTGGGATTTGGATTTGGGGGAGATCAGAATGATAATGGGGAAATCAGTCATCACAACAAGAAACGAATCAAGCTGCGCATTCCCGGTAGTTATAGACGTAATACCCTTTTCTTCGACAACAAAGTACTCAGTCCAATTGAATCCGCTCTCGACAAAAAAGCTCAAAGGATCTGGATCGAAGGCAACCACGACGACTGGGAAAACCAAGCGGTCGACGAGCAGCCGGAGTTCGAAGGGACGTTAGAGCGACGCGGATTGCTTAATCTGGATGCGCGGAAGTGGAAGTTCATTCCAACAGGACAAGCATACGAACTAGGAAAGTTATTGGTGATACATGGCGAGACACTTACAGGGTTGGGCAATCAAGGCTCGAACTACCATGCTAAAAAGGCGGTTGAGTCTTATGGACGTAGCGTCCTTTATGGTCACATACACAGTCCTCAGTCTTTTACACGTGTCGCTCCCTACAATCGGACAGATCGTTATATGGCTTGGTGTAGTCCTATTATTGGCTCCCTCAATCCTCACTATCTTAGAAATCGTCCGACGGCGTGGATGAATGGATTTACGATAGTCGAGGTCCGGGCGAATGGTGACTTCAATGTGTCACCTATTATCGTGACTCGCGGCAAGTTCTCGTATGGGGGTAAGGTGTATGGTGCCTAAACAGGACAGAGGGTGGATGGAGCTTCGTGATAAATTCGCTGCGTCGGCATTATCTGGATTATTGGCTCGCGGTACTGGCGTTATTGACCACTTGACGGGCGAGGCGAACCTTGCGGCACGCGCCTTCAGGCTTGCCGACGCGATGCTGAAGATACGGGAACGAGAATAGGGTGGGGGTTATGTATATGGTACTTAGTATTATCGCGTTTCTGGTCCTGAGTGGCAAGCCGGTCAAGAGTCCGCCTGCAGATATCTTGGCCTCGTATAAGGCGTATGAGGAATGGACGGAGTTTGTGGATCGACTCAGTGATATTGAGTACAATCCGCAGGCTTACTTCGAACGAGATATCTTGACGGATATGCGGAAGGATGTCGAGAAGATCCGTCAGCAGAATACGCAGGCCGAGTTTGAGACGATCATCAAGAAGATCGAGGAAGAAAAGGCTGACCTGATTCGCTTCGATACGATGGTTCAGGATTGGAGGATCATATGAGATTCGGCGGACATTGGTTAAGCGATTCGTATGGTACGACGCTTGAGTGTCGGTGTGGATGGGTATCGAGTGCGAGTTGTACGAATTATGAGTGTGCTGGTGCTGACTTTGATGAGCACCTGCGTGAATATGAACCGGATGTTGAACAATATGAGGGGGAGATATGAGTGAGTACCAACCGATGGTGCAGGAGATCAAGATGACTTTTACGTGCCACAACTGTCACACTAAGGTTGTGGTGAACCCAGAGGATCAGGAGAGTGTGAATCAGACTAGCGAGTGGCTGCAGGTGATCGAAGCCAGTGGCGCACGATTCGCATATCACAACGTAGATTGTCTGCAGAAGGGTGCACACTTCCATCGTCCTAAGTCAGGTTTGGTGACGCTGTGAAGGTGATGCTTAAAGAGAAACAGGAAGAAGAATCAATTAAATGTGAATTGGTTCGTTGGGATGGCTTCAACGTTGGTGACGCCGATGCTGGCGGTTTCGTTGCATTGAATTGCAACGGTGACAGAGTACTTACGCTATGGGATTCGGGACACGTACACCTCGCCGAATACACGCTAAGGGCATTGGGATTTCACACAATCGAGGTAATCAAATGAAATTCTACATTGCAGGCAAATTTAGTCGGCAGCAGGAATTTAAGGTGGTTCGGAATAAGTTGGAGGAAGCCGGACATAAAGTCACGTCGAGGTGGCTGGATGAAGTTTCACCGGATGTGATCACGGATTACTTTCAGGAGACTACGGCAGCGATTGATCTGGAGGATATAAGTAGTGCACATGCTATGATCTTCTTCAGTGAGGAACCACCTTCACCTCCTCGCGGCGGACGTCATGTTGAGTTCGGATATGCGTTAGCCGAGAGGCTCCCGATATATGTGATTGGTCCAAAGGAAAATGTATTTCACTATACGCCCGATTATTTCGGTATCGTGAGACACTTTAAGACGCTTGAGGAGGTTATCGATGCCGTTGCCCACTGATGCGAAGGAACGCAAGAAGATTCCGTTGTTCTCAGGCTTGCTCAAATACTTTCCTGATGCACTTGCAGAAGTTGCGCGTGTATCGTATAAAGGCAATGAGCAGCATAATCCAGGCCAACCCCTCCATTGGTCGCGTGAGAAATCAGCGGACCATGAAGATACCTGTGCTAGGCATCTGATGGAGTCTGGAAGTATTGACACAGATGGGATGCGTCATAGTGCTAAGATGGCGTGGAGAGCACTCGCTATACTACAACTTGAAATCGAGAGGGATTCAAATGCCGACCCAGTCCAAGAGCAAGTCAACCAAAGAACAATCGATTATTACGCCGATTATTACAAAGGACTCCGCGACGCGTCCAAAGGATATAGCCAGACCGTCAAGTAGCTTCACCGATGAGGTATCGTATACGTTGGCGGAAGAGCGTCGCCTGAATATCTTTGGTGAGATTGACTTAGGTACATATTCGCATGTTGTGAATGCGTTGAGCTACCTGCAGTTGAAGGATCCGAAGCAGCCTATCGATATCATTATGAACACACGTGGTGGGTCGGTAGTGGATGGTCTGGCAATGTACGATGTAATCAAGAAGGTGAGTGAGAAGACACCTGTACACATTACGGCGAGTGGCGCATGCATGTCAATGGGTACGATCATTCTGCAGGCAGCTAGTAAGAGATATGCACATCCGCACGCTGAGTTCTTGTTGCATGAGATCCAGTATGCATCGAGCGGCTCGCATTCGGCTAATACGGAGCAGAGTGAGACGGCTAAGCGATTGCAGAACGTGTTGTTTGACATATTGGCTAGTAAGATGAAGATATCACGGAAAGAGATTGACCGTCTAACATTCAGGTCCAACTATACATTTCCCGCTACGGAGGCTCTAAAAATCGGCTTGATTGATAAGATACTGTAAGGGGGCGCAATGCCATTCAAGACTGAGGCAGAGATCCTAGCCTCGACGGTCAAGCTAGAATATTGGTGCTATCCCTTTATTCAGAAGAAAGGATCGATGTTCATATCGGCTCCCCCTAAGTCGATGAAGTCGATCCTAGCAGTTCAGATGATGCTGTCCATCAATCGGGGGCAGAAATTCTTTGGGTGGGAAACGGAGCCAGCGAGTATACTTTATGTCGATCAAGAAATGGGTGAACCGGTTTTGCGAGAAAGACTTAAAGCGTTGCCGGAAATCTCTTTACCTAGCATCAAGCCTATACATTTTTTTACTGATGATGGCCGTCGCCTTAGTTTGGATCCCGGCACTGTCGGTCGAAGTGACCTTTATGACGGTATTCGCGATCTACGTCCTGATGTTGTTGTTTTTGATTCTTTCCGAAAGATGACCGGTAAGGATGAGAATTCGAGCGCGGAGATGACCAAGGTGTTCGAGTCATTGAAGCTGCTGCAGCATGAATTCAATTTCAGTTCGGTGTTCATTCACCACACACGGAAAGTGAGTGACGCTAAGGGCGGCAAGGATCAGGAGAACATGCGCGGCTCAAGTGAGATCTATGCACATGGAGACGCGTATGGTATGATTCATATGCAGAACGATATGGATCCGACACTCAACTGGTCGTTCCGTAATCATGCGCCGATTGGCGACATGGAACTGAGATTGGTTCCTGTGACACCCGAGACTGGCTACCTAATCAGGCGACCGGCGGAGAACATTAAGAAGCTGAAGTTGACTAAGGATAAGGTACGAGGAGAGGATCTGACGTATGGCGCTAAAAACTATATCCCGATTGACTAGACTGAGCGGCTTGTGCTGGCAATGTGATGAAACGTTACGCGGCACAGGTAAGGTGGAACCGTGGAGTAAGTCTGTACTATATGGCGATTTTTATTATCTAACGAAAGGTACGCTCAATGTCCATTGTCTACGCTGTGGCCCTACTACTGTTGATCATCGCGGCCATTGCATTACTGATTGCAAGTTGCGTCATAAGCGAGTGCCGATATTGAAGGCGTGGTGGAAGAAGGTTAAACATGGCTGGTACAAACGAGTCGAGTATTAAGTTAAGGAAGACTGCGAAGTATTGGTTGGTGATCGAATCGAGTTCGGATGGTTCGAGCGTCATGTATAAACGGTTCGACTCATGGTCCGCTGCGATGGACTATGCGTTGACGCTATCCCGAAGGGGTTCTGGGAGTCAGCCGGATGGCTATAGCGAAGAAGGGGATTCATTGCGTAGGGTGTCCGCTCGAAGTCAAGGGACAGGGGTTTGTGAGTATCCGTCCACCTGCGGATTGGACTAAGATCAAGCTGCTTGTTGAGGGCGATATGCCTTCGATTGAAGCGGTAGATGATCAGACGCCATTCAGCGGGCGGATGGGACACTGGTTGAAGCGGAATTGGTTGGAGAACGCTGGACTGAATGCTAAGGAAGTATTATTTGATAACGTATTGAGGTGTAGGCCACATGCCAAGAGTGGGTCGCCATATCCTAAACACAAGAAGAAGTCGACTGTTCGGCAGGAGGCGGAAGCACATTGCGCGGGTTATGATGTTTGGCCGCTTGCGACAAAGTCTGTCCCACTCCTCCTCATCTCCGATGCATCCGCTCAACGCCGCGCAGGTGAATCAAGCGTATCAGTCGCTCATGGTTCGATATCCGATGTTGAGGGGCGGATGGTTGGAATCACTTTCTCGCCAGCGAGTGTGATGAAGGAACCAAATTTACTGCCTGTTGTTATAAGGGAAACGGAGAATCTACTTGAAGCCAATAGACGAGGAATCGACGTGCTCGATAGGCCGTCAGTCATCAAAGATCCAGCACCTTACATCAGAGGGCGAGAGTTCGTCGTCGACCTTGAATGGGACTACAAAGGAACCGACGCCACTACGGTCGTTGGGATTGCATACGAGTCAAGACAGGCTTACAGCACTCATGATGTTGCGGACGGACTTAGAACGGTCAATCAACACCTTGGGGACGCCACTCGGATGGTCGGACATAACGTCATTACGGCAGATCTACCTAGACTTGGGGGCAGTCCTGTTTCATTTAAATCGGATCATATTGTCGACACCTTCGTCCTAGCTCACCTGATTCATCCACATCTGGCGGGTCTAGGACTGTATGATCTGGATTCGATGGTAAGATTGTATAAGCCGACGACGCGGTGGAAGAATGAGAAAGGCGACATTTTGGCCTACAATGGTCGAGATGCCGCCTATAACTTTGGGTTGTATGAGGGATTGTGGCAAGACCTGATGCAGACGGAGCAGCAGCATTTGCTCGATAAGGATCAGATGTTGGCGCACTTGACGTGGGAAATGGAGCAGCGTGGGATTAAGGTCGATTCGGAGGGACTGAAGCGTTACAAGGTTGAGTGGGCAGCGAGACGTAAGCAGATTGCTGCAGATCTGCCGTTCAATCCCGGTAGCTGGCAGCAGATCACCAAGTATTTTAAGGGTGAGGGATTGATGTTGGATGGGACTGACTACGAGACACTGACCCGAGCGGCGAAAAAGAATCCTCACCCGGTCCTGAAGCATCTAATAGAGTACAAGGATGAAGGAAAGGGACTCGATGCTTGGTTTAGCGATTCGGCTATTGATCTTGGGCGAATTCATCCACGGTTTAATGTTACCGGGACTGCGGTGGCTCGATTTAGTTCTGCTGGTCCTAACGCACAAAACATCCCGCCCGAGTTCAAACAGTTTATTCTTCCCAATTCGGATGATGAATTTATCGTTGATTTCGATGGGAAGAACCTTGAAGGCCGCACGGTTGCGTACAATGCGCAAGATTCACAGATGATGGAAGATCACAAGCATTCGGATGCGCACAAGGTTACGGCATCCAGAATATTTGAGAAGAGGATAGACGATGTCACTAAAATCGAGCGGCAGATTGGAAAGACGGTGGTCCACGCATCCAATTACAAAGAAACTGCATATCACTTGGCTGAGCGGATCTACGGAAATGTCAAGCGAGATTCTATCCGAAAGGCTGAGATTCTACAACAGGGATACTTCGCAGCCTATCCAGCCACCTACGAGTGGCAGCAAAAAACCCTAGACGCGATGTCTAGGGGTGATATCTTTATACGGAATAACTTTGGCAGGAGACGTGGTATATATGCGCAGAACGATCATGAGCGGACTAAACGTGCTCTACATTATTATGGCTGCTCAGATGGGGCCGAAGTTGTTAATCAACGCGCACTTGACATTAGGGCTGAAATGGGGCTTGTTCCTCTTCTTGTGGTTCACGACAGCCTCGTCTATAGCGTACCTCGGGGTAGTGACGGCGAACGCACTGTACGACGCATACGCGAGATACTCGATTCACCAATCCCGCAAATGAACGGCTACGTTATACCGTTCGGTTACAAGCATGGGCCAAATTACGGAAATATGACGGAGGAAGTATAATGGCACTATTCATCTTGACTTTGCATCTACTGTTCGGAGCACCGCCGCATCGTGTCTATTGGACGCCTCCGCTTGATACACATCCTATTGGCCGCTTAGTGGGGAGACGATAATGGGTAGTCGGCTATTCGTAGTAATGAACGGAGCTACAGTTGACGATCCATCTGAATTGACGGTATTAAAGGAATATGATCGTAGTTTTCGGTTGATAAAAAACTACAGTGACTTCAGTGAGTTGAAGGAATTGATTGCCTCGATTGAGGCGCGATGGGAGAGTCAGAGAAATGTCGGTCGATAGCAAGAACCCATGTGGGATAGTTGTCGAGGCGCACTGGGATCGTAATTGTGATCTAGTGTTTACTATGAACGAGTCACATGAGCATGAGATCGAATGCTCCGAGGTCAATCAGACGTCGCAACTCTCGCTTGAAGACGGGTCCGTGACTGGCACGCGGGAATTTTGCGTGGATCATTTCGTGGAGGAGGACGATACGAGCCATCTTACCGAAGTGGAAGAGTCCGATGTCGATGGAGATCTTTACGGGGACTCCGTTTACGATATGTGTCAGCCCCGCAGCATCCTTACAGTCGTCGAAGGCGAGCAGCACATACGGGACTTGGGAATCGAAGTATCGCTTATTGAAGCCGTTGAACCAACGACGTAGTTTCTGGGAGGGTTTAGAGGATGTCTCCATTTTGGCTGAATGCACTTAGGGATTACCATAGGGATCGGAACTTGCTTTTACAGCAAGCATCGCATCAGCCAGAGCATAAGCCTGAGCCGATAGTTGAGCAGGGGTGCCGGGATACACAGCAGACAGCATGCCCTGTAAGGCTGACATGGCGATCTGGTCACGAATGTCTAGAACTGGACTAGCGGGAGTTACAACGGGAGAGGTGGACATGTTTCGTACCTATTTTAATCGGCACTCTGACGCGCCGAATGTGTGGTCAGTGGATATGGGAACTCAGGAGACTGAGATCAATGTGGCGAATGTGATAAAGAAAGATGTTCCGATTGCGTTCACAAACTATGATCTCGATGTTGCGGGACGCGATAAGTATACGCCGCGAGCCGTTGAGTGGATCTTCGGCGCTAAGTTGGAATTAAAATTGGATTCACGCGGACAATTGACAGCCATCTTCACACCGGCAGCGATCTTTACACCAAATGAAAATAGATAGCACAAAAGTTGTTATAGGGCAGTACTCAGATTATTTGATTTGCGATCCTGACGGAATCGGAAGTCCGGACGGGATGCCGCGAATGTGGCCGCCCGATGCAGCGTATGAGGTATTAGCTGAACTTCAGCGCACGGTTGAAACACTGACAAGGGATGATCGAAAGGATACATATGACACTCGAACATCTTCCATTAGTAGTGAAGGCAGCAAGATCAATGGAGTGGAAGACTAATCACAAAGTCGAATATGACGATCTGTATCAGGATGGTGTGATCGGCTTGATGCAGGCTGAGAAGTCTTATAGGCCCGAGAAGGGCGACTTCAAGACGTGGGCATTCAAACGTATCTGGGGCGCGATGATAGATGGTATGAGATCACGATCCCCATTACCACGTAAATATGCGCAACAGAGTCGTCTGCATGGATCTGCAAAACTAACTGCGAGAAGGAAGCTGCAGAGGGAGCCGAATGTGGAAGACATTGCGAAGGAACTAGGCATGACACTCTCTGAATATTATGTGTTCGAGGCGGAACTATATCGTGGTTGGCAGGAAGCACTTGAGGACCATGAGGAGCACTTAGTTCGTAAGTCAGGCTTGATCGAGGAAATGTCTGTGCATGAGGCTTTAGATCGATTGACGGATGAGCAGAGGTTCGTGGTGCATGAGCATTACTTCAAGGGCCGCGATATGACAGAAGTTGGTCTAGATCTCGGCGTGGATCGATTCAAGGTTAAGACGATAGCGGCTGCAGCACGCAGACGTTTAGTAGGTCAATTAGGTGTACAGGGAGATTAGTATGTCGAAGCTTGCAGCAGTTTTGTTCTTTGTTGTGGTGGTGCTTACGTTGATTTATATCTGTTCGCGTGCGGATGGTCAAACGTTCCAACCTACGTCAGCCATTCAGACTGTCACGCTGGTACAGAAGGGTCCGACACCTTTACCGGCTATCACGATCTACTATACGCTGGATGGTACGACACCGACCACTACGAGTTCAGTATATACGGGACCGTTGACTGTCAATTCATTGAATTCAGGTCCGGCCAATGTGACGGTGTTTGTCGGTGTGCTCGAACCAGCGTCGAGTGCGAAGACAGTCGCTATAGGGAATCTGAAAGTATTGGTGGTGAAGAAATGACCGTCAATGAGTTGATAACAAAACTAGAGGAATTTAACGGCGAGCTACGAGTTTATCTTACGGACGAATACTTCGGGGAGCCCATTGAAGGTGATCTACGGGTTGATATCGAATCAATCGATAAATACACTAAAGAGGGAGTAATTGAAATTGATGTGGTAGTGATTCGTTAAGCGGTGTCGCGCCAGAGCCAGCCTTCAGCGAATACAATTTGATCTGGATCTTTGATGACCTTATGCAGACGATAGAGAGCGGAATATGCTCGAAGTCCATGTATAAGGTCATTGTCGTTTACTGATTCGAGTGCTAGAAGTGTGGATGGTCCAAGCGATCCGTCTAGGTGGATGTTGGCCCCGAGGCGTATGAGAGCCTGCTGTATGATGCGGACAGCCGTACCCTTCCCAAAGTTGACTTCCATCGAGAGCATGCGATTCGCTACGTTCTGGTCCTTGATGACGTCGAAGTTCCAATAGATCGAGCGATAGAAGTTGCCGACTGCAGTCATAACGTAGCTGGATTGAGCGAGTGCCGCGTTCAAGTCGACCAAGTTGGAGTGGATCTTACGCAGACGATCTACTTCGATCCAGCCGAGCCATACAGGGTTAAAGACGCGACTAATGCCAAAGACCGTCTCGCCCCCTGTATCATGCGGATTGTTTGAGAATCCGCCTTCGTCCTTCAGTAGATCTGCAAGTGCGAGTTCAAAGTTTGCCATGTGATGAGTCCCAACTATCCCGAATGGGTTCCTAAGATCAATGTCCGCTGGAGGGCCACAGGAAGCGACCGAGAGCCATGATGACAAATGATGCGATGGTGGAGAATGTTATGATTTTCGTTTTCGCGTCTTCTAGGTTGTCTATGCGAGCATCATGTTTATCGACAGAGGCTTCGAGTACAGGGAGACGTGCGCGTGGATTTTCTTTATCGAGGTCACCGATTAAGAGTGTGATGAGCTTATCTTGACGTGCGTCGATCCGCTTCAATAGTTCGAGAGCTTCATTCGATTGAATCATTGTGTTGCTCCTGAGCCTGATTGGGGGTTGTCAGAGCGTTTTGAGTAGTAGTGCGCGAGTTGCATAGCAGACTGGATGGCTACTTTCTGCGCGTAAGATCCTGCTGGTGATGTGGCCGCTTTAGCTAATGCTTGTGCGCCTTGTGCGTTTGCTAGTAGCTTGGCTACTACCTGTGGCGCAAATACTATGCCCATTGTGCTTGCGGCGATTACCGGATGATTCGCCGCTTGTGATGCGGCGATTAGCATGGGGATGGTGTGCATCGAAACTTTGGCTGCAGTAGATGTGTTAGTGGCTGCAGTCTGATCTGCAATCGGTTGCGCGAAGCGGTCGACTACATTCATGTACTTCTGAACGTTGGCTAGGTGCTGAGGATCTGGGAATAACGCCTTCTGTGCGGCTTCTCCAAGTCCGTTCCACTTCTCCAAGAGTGTCTGCGGTTTCAGCGTGTTGTTGGAGAAGTTGGTTGATGTGTCGAGGAGTTCACGTAATACGGAGCCTTGAACTAGGGGCGCACCTCGACTACCAATGGCTGCTTTAAGTGCCTGAGTGTTCGAGATCGAGGAGCCGTTCGAGAGTAGGTACTTAGCGGCGTTTTCGGGCGACTGATTGTCCATCAAGTGTTCGACTACTTGGTTGGACATAGTGTCCTGAACCTTGGCGTAGTTCTGAGATGCGTTACGGAACATTGTGCCGAGTCCCGGTTTAGCAGCATCGAGTGACGTCTGCATGGAGTCTTGGAGTGCAGTCTTAAGTTGAGTGAGCGCGCCCTTACCAAGTGTGGTATCGCCGCTGCGTGTGAGTGCGCCTAGATCGGAGACTATTTCGCGCGCACCCTGCCAAGGTAGAACGGCGGGACGTGTAATGTTTGCACCTAGAAGCGTGCGCCCGGTCGGGACATTCGGATTGGCAAACTTCGAGAGCGTGTCAATGGCGAGTTGGCGATCCTGCTGCGTCTTGAAGACGTCCGCAAAGTCGCCGCGATTGGATTGAATGTCGCCTAAGAGTTTCTGCGCAGTGGCAGATACTTGCGGCTGAAGTTGGATCGGTACATTGGATCCGCCAGCTTTCTCGATGGTATCTAGAGCCTGATCATAGAGCACGCCAGCATTTTTCTGCACGGATGCACCTGCAGATTGGATGGCGTTGCCGAGTGCTTGAGGATCCTTAGTGAGTGAGACTTGGGCGATATTGTCGGCCAGTTGCTTACCTGCATTCAGGACCGAGGTATTCGTAGTCTTATCGATGCCCTGATTGACCATAGAGGACGAGAGCGGATTCGAGCGGACATGGGACTCGATCCACGATAGAAGTTTGCCGCCAGTGGAACCGGGCGTCATGTTGATGCCGAGTTCCTTAGCATCCTCGACTACTTGCGGCAGGATCTTGCCAATTGTACCAGATGCTTTGTAGGCTGCAGACGCTTCCTGAGCAGCGCCGCCTGCACCCGCTGAGAGTGTATCGGCTACGTGAGCAGCGCCGGTTGAGTTCAGGTCGCCGCGACCAGTGTTCTCACGCACGGCACGCTTGAGTTCATTGCCTGCCATTCCGCCAAGCACACCTCCACCGATAGTAGATGCGATTGCACCGGGACCAGTTGGCGCACCTGCAGCCAGACCGAGAGCGGCACCGCCTGCTGCACCAATGAGCGGATATGCAACGTCTTCAGCGAGGTTGAATGCGCCAGATCCGAGTCTAGAGAGCAGCGATTGGTGCTCAGGTGTACCCGGCTTGATTGCTTGCCAGTCACCGGGATCACCCGTAGGTTGACTGCTAGAACCCTGCGGGATAGTTGCGGTCGGCTGGTTCGGACTAGATACTGGCGTCCAATCGCCGGGATCGGATTGAGGTGCGGCTTGAGGATTACTCTGAGGGTCTGGCATTATTTAGTCACTTCGGTCCACGTTTTGCCTCCATCAGTCGACATGCGCGTTCTGCCGGTTGACGGACTGGTTTGATACTGTGGTTGACCTGCGAGCGGGATCTTTCCTGATTCCATATCGACTATGGTTTGGCGCTGGTTCTTGTCGACGTCTGTGGCGTCTTTGTAGTTGCCTGCAGCATGCAGTTTGTTTAGGCCGTCGTTGTAGACTGCTTGTTTCTGCATGAGGCGAGATTTGACGTCGTCTAGGACTTGGGAGATCTGTTGACGCTGCGAGTCAGCATATTCAGAGTTGCCGGTTATGTGATTGAGCCACGCTTGTGCGTCTTCTTTGATGCCGCGTGCTTGCATGAACATCTGGAGTTCAGGCATTGTGATACGTACGCCTGAGCCTTGACCGGAGACTGTAGCGGTGAGGACTTTGGCCGCAGACAGACCTTGACCGGCCTGATTGCCGTTAACTAGTTGCTTGGCTGCGTCGACCTTAGTAATTTGGTTGCCTGCATCTGTGAAGCCCTTACGATATTCGGTATCGATGGGTTTGATGGCGTTGAGGAAGGCTGGCGGTTTGCCGAGAGCTAGTTGGGTTTGGAAGTCTTCACGCTGCTTCTCCATCGCTTCTTCGTGGCCGAAGGTCGCAGCTTGACGACGATCTTCCTCTTGATTGCGAAGTCGTTGCATGCGTTCTTCGCCTATTTGCTTCGATACTTCGAGTTGCTGCTGACCGAGATTGTTATGAAGTTGATCGGCGCGAACCTGAGTCCCGGGCGGATATTTGAAGTCTGATCCGATGGCCTTCATCTGAGCGTTGGCGTCTTCTGAGGATACCATTGCTTGGGACATAGGGAACAATGTGATTTGATCGCGACCTTGAGGGTCGGTGATGTGGACCTGTTGTACGGGAGTGGTTGGGTGTTGCTGCATCCACTGCATGACCGCAGGCAGACCTTGGAAGGTTCCGTAGGGAGTCAGTTGTTGCACATCTGCGTATTGGTGGAGAAGTTCCTGCTGACCCTTCTGATATTCCTGCTGGCGTTCAATGGGAGCGGCGTCCATCTCCTGAGCCATGTGGTAGGCACCCATGAGTGATTGCAGGTTGAGGGCGCGATCACGTTGCTGCTGCGCATTCATCTCATAGGTTGATTTGGCGTTCTCGAAAGCCTGCTGCTGTTGCTGCTGAGCTTGCTGCTGTTTCTGTTGCTCCTTAGCTTGTAGATCGGCTGCGTTCTGTTCGCCGTAAGCCATACCCATACCACGAGTCGGACGTTGACCGGCAGCGGCTACGTCTTCGAGTCCGCCCTTGAGTCCACCAGCCGCACCTGCAATAGCTCCGCGTAGGAGATTGGAGAGTAGTGAGTTCTGTGGCGGAACGACAGGCGAGGGCGCTTGAGGCGGAGCAGCCTGCGGTTGAGCGAGTTGCTGCTGCAGCATCGAGGTGAAGGATGGCTGGATAGGTTGATCGACACCTGCGCCGGTTAGGTTGGTGGAAACGGGAGCAGGTGAGGGTGCGGTCGAGTTGGCGTCAGGCGATACTACGTTTTGAGGATCTGGCATTAGATGACCATGAAGAACGAAAGGAGAGTATCTCCGGTGATGGTTTCGTCTCCGAGTGCCTTTCTGATTCGTTTGGCAATATAGTCGCCAACCTTAACCCCAGAGTGACCATAGGTACGCATCAGGTCGTTTAGGGTAGGATCGAGTTTCTTTAGCTTTGAGTGACTATTGCCCGAAGCTTTAATTTTAATGTCGTAGAGCAACGCTTGATAGCCGTCAAGTATCGAATTAAAGATTCGATGTCCGTCTTCATCATGTACGTGGCGGAGGGAGAAAGCACGCAAGTTGCCGGGATTTCGATTTCGATATGCAGGCGACGTGGGTTCGTGCGCTTGGTTGTAGTAGGATATGGCATCAGCTAGAGCCTCAAGTCGAGTTAGCATTACTCATCACCTTCGTAGTCTTCCTGCGACGGCCCATTGACTGCAGCCATACCAGTTCCGAAGCCTAAGTCACCAGCGAGTCCGAGTGAACCTCCACCAGATGGACCTGAGTAAGAGGTCGGCATGGAGGCAGATCCGGTTGGTACATTGGCCGGTCCATTGATGCCATTTGAGATAGAGGAGCCAATGGATGAGCCTATGCCCGGTGCGACCATATTGAGTGCGCCACCTACGACACCGCCAGCGAGATTGCCCCAGAAGTTGGAAGGCTGGTGAGCCTGAGTTACTTCGTTGTAAGAGTTCGACGCGTTGTTAACAGCCATTCCTCCAACAGAACCTGCGAGTCCTGCCTCTTGACCAGATAGACTTGTAAGTCCACTAAGTCCCTGTCCCACATTCTGTCGAGCGAGATTGGCGTTGAGGAGAGTGATATTGCGTTGGGCTGCGGCATTCTGGGCTGCGTTGTTGGCAGTCTGTTGACCGACAATTTGCCCGAGCGCACCACCAGTGAGCGGAGTTTGAGCCACACGTGCTTGAAGGGCGCGCTGACCTTGGACATTAGCCTGAGCCTGATTTTCGGTTGAGTTGGTTCGAAGAGCCGCCTCTTCACCGTTAATAAGCCCCCTTCCCGCCAAACCTTGATTCGTGATGGACTGGAGTTGAGCATTGAGCGCACCTTGGATGTTCTGAGCGTTCTGGAATTGATTCGTGAACATGCCCTGAAGCTGAGTGGTGAAGGCTTGATTTTGGTCAGCGGCTTCCTTCTGCTGTTCAGAAGCTTTGAAGTAGAAGAGTGGGCCGACAGTTTTAAGGTAGTTCATCTAGTTTGATCCTAAAGACCGGGTGCTCGATCTTCTCAAAGTTTCTATGTTCCGCGAACTTAATGGTGTCTGCGTTCGTGCCGACAAAGTATATTTCTTTTACGCCGCGTAGATTGGCTTCATAGACTGCGGTCCGCATCAGTTCGGCCATACTCAGTGACGTCTCAGTATTCGTATTCTCAGGATTGACAGCGAGCGACTCCAGTGTAATTGTGAGTTGGAGCGGCATAAATACGAGGTTACGATCTTTATGGGCTACGAGTGTGATCGTTTGCGGATAGAAGAAGATCTCTTTGTCGTAGTGGTTGTCAGGTGTGTCGAGAAGCCACTGACTCAGTTGCGGAATGTCTTTCTGTTCTAGGCGTCTTACCCAAACATGCTTGGTTGGCATTAGATTCCTTAGCTCAATTGAAGGGTGTGAGTGGGACTCTGATCGAGAGGTGAGAGTGAGCCATCTCGACCAATGGAACGTATTGCGAATGTAACATTGTCTCCTGTAGGCGGAAGTAGAAGGGTGTGGGGTGAAGTTTCGGATCCTGACATCAATTGGAAGTTGGGATTACCGAGATAGTTTTTAGCCCACACCTGAGCGTGCGAAAAGGTCTGGTCATCTGGATTAAGCGCATGTGTCAGGTTGACGCGTATCCAAGACTGTCCGTTAATCGATTGAGTCGACTTGGAGCCACTAAGGTTGGTCACAGGTTGGGGAATGCCCTGCTGTGCCGTGACTAGTGTGGTGACTCCCTGTTGCTTATTCGCACGCCCAGAAACGAGTCGAGGATTGCTGTGCCAAGTTTCGATTGGCTCCCTTTGAGTAGGACGGGTCGGAATCATCCTAGTACCTCGATTGCTCGTTGAATGCTATGCCAAGGACTTCAGCTTTGAAGGCTTCGGCAGGAAAGGCCATCGTCATTTGGATCGTATTCATCTTCATAGGTAACGGGACTTGAGACGACTTGAGATACCATCGATACTGAAGCAAAGTCTGAGGGCCAAATTGGATATTTGGTCCAATCCCATAGAGATCAGGAGGATCAGGAACAGGATTGAATAACGATATGAATGTGCCAGTGATTTCATTATTGAGTAGTGAGATAGATGGAAGTGAGCCTCCGTGCGCCCACGTTTGAATGCCAATGTTGTCGAGTGTAATCCATCGACCGGGTGTCGCAACCTGAAGTATGCCGACAGTAGCCGTACAAGGATATGCCACGCCATTATCGGTAAATATGGATAAGTTACGAACAAACCAATTTTGACCGACACCGTTTAGTAGAGATTGAACGCCGATAGCAGATTCTATGGACTTGACGCGACCTGCACCCATTAACGGACGCGCTTTAGTGGCCCAACTTTTGGTGCGCTTATCATAACGGAATATGTTGATATTTCCGTCCGATATATAGAGTGCTTCATCCAGCGACGTATTGCGGTGATAGGTTAGATTGGAGACGGAAGCAGGAAATGCTCCCTGCAGTTGGTCGGCGATAGGGAAGCCAATCTCCTGCTCCTCAGTTCGACCGAGCGCGAACAATTGCTGCTTAGTGGTATAGATGTAGAGGGTGTCAGCGTCGACCCATGATGCATTACGATTGATTGCACCATAACCAACTAGCCAACGTTTAGCATAGAACGATGAGGTATCGACACCGAGTATGATGTGGAGATCATTCTTGAGTACGACTACGAGGCCAAAGTCGGTGGGTTCAAGTTTGACTACGTTTCCCGGCACTTGGAAGAAGTTGGCAGGTGGCCACGCTTGATTCCCGTCACCATTAACCGTATCAGGTCCACCAGCATAATAAACCTTATCAAGTACGAATCCCCACAATCGCTGTTGATGACTTACAACACCGGATAGACCAACTGGCGGTGGATCGTTGGCTTCCGCAATAGGCCCAACCAATTGAGCGTTTAGGAATGAGTCAGGGAAGATATCGATGAATGTGTATACGAGTGAGGTCAGGTTCCAGACTGCGTAGCCAAGGAATAGAAGTGTGGATCCGCCATCAGCCGTCCGGTATACTTCGACCATGTAGTTCGCAGGAACTTGCGGAATATTGATCGTAAGATTGGCGAAACCGGATATGTTCTGTTGGGCCAGAGTAACGACGGGTGACATGTTGCCGAGCGCCCCTGAGACAGTTTCCCGTAGCGCAAATGCCCACTGATACTGTTGCTGAGGCAACACATCGTTCGCATTGGTAGACAGCGGCACGAAATTGAAATCTAAATTCGCGTCTGCATTGTCAACAACTGATACGGTTCCGAGCGACAACACGATATCTTGCGCAGTTGAGGTGGCAGGCGTCACGCCGGAATCGATCTGGAGAAACTGCGTCTGACCCAAAGTCACCACGTACGCATTGGTTTGATTTGGTGACCACGGAGCGGTTACTGTGTTGATCTGAGTCGCAACTTGCTGCAGAGTTGCATTAGTGAATGTTGCAGTCTCAGTCAGTAGCGAACCATTCCAGAGCGTGAGTACAATGGATCCAGTGAAAGTGTCTGTGACTTCAGTCAGTGGGCTAACGTAACGATAAAATCGTGGAGCGGATCCTACATTGATTGCGAGCGAATACTGAGGATTCGTGACGTCATATAGGCCAGAATTAACAGTGATAGATTTCGATGTAGTCGGATTACTCTTAGCCTGAATTGCCTTAGCAGGTATGGTGGGATATGCGCCGAGTGACGCAGCTACCTCACCATCCACGAGCGTCCACGAACTAATCGGAGTATTCAGGAAGGCTATGACAGACGGCGACGGAAACACACCCGGTGTGGTGATAGTGAATGCCACGCCATTCAGAGTCGAGACTAAATTAGATAGAGTAAGTGGTGCTGTGTAGGCGATGTCGAAATCGATTGTCGAGACGCCGGTATTGGGGAAGTAGTTGACGACACCATTCGTGAGTCCGGTTCCAGTCACGGTCGACGTATACGTATTCGTGATCGTAATGACGTCAGTGGTATCGGTATTCGGTGGAGTTCCGGTCTGCGTCTGATTCGTGACTTCAGTATAGGCAGAATTCGGATTGATTACGTTGCCGGTATAGGTGACGTTGAAGTGAATTGTACCGGTATTGATGGTGTAGGAGACTATACGGTTGTTCGCAGAGTCTGTGACTACGATGAGTCCGGCCACTACATCAGAGGGCGGAATGAAGCCAGATATGCCGATATACTGCTGCAGAGACGTGAATGTGACCTGTGGAGGCAGGTTGTATGGCTTAACTCCCCAAGGCTGCGGTGTGGTGAGTGCGTTGTTGTTGATACGCACCTGATCGACGCCGTTGGTTGCGTAGAGGAAGTTACCTGCTGCAGTTACGGTCCACGGCCCTGCACCGGCTGAATTCGCTTTAACTACGGTCGATCCGAGCGTGAGCGCATTCCCAGAGTCATAGAATAGTGACAGATTGCCTTCAAGATCGGTGTAGGAGAAGACATCCTCAGCGGTCTGACCCACAGATAAGGCTTGGAATGTACTGAAGCCCGGTCTACGGACGAGCGTATTCTGCGGACTAATCTCCATGTTCGCGCCCATGTAAAGTGCATCATGGTGCTGAACGATGTTGAATCCGACAATAGAGAATGGCGTATCGAGAGGATTACGATTCGTTACGAGTCCCGCGATAAAGCGCGTGATGATCGGAAGTCCACTCGATGGAGCCTGTTGGGGCACTGGCATTAAGATTGATCCTGTGAACCCATTGGGGATAGTGGGCTAATGCCTGCTTAGAGTCGTTTCGCTCGGCTTCTGCTATCCCTAGTGGGGTTCTGAAGGTTAACCTACGAACAGACCAAAGTCCGGTGTGAACCCTTCGGCATTGCCTTCAGCATCTTTGATGTTGAGAGCGGTTTGGATTAGGTAGAGGAAGTTTTTGTATTCGGCTTCCCAACGAGGATCATCGGCGTGCTTGTAGGCAAAGGCCAAGAAACCTTGGTTGTAGACGTAGGCGAGTTCATCTGGGAATGGTGCCCACGTTTCTTGTAGGCCCATCTTGACGAGGGGTTTGCGTTGGTAGACAGGCATCAGTGTCCACTCTTTACCCATACCTGCGACTGGCCAGATGCGCCAGATTCCTCCACCATCGTTCTCGTTCATGTACGCGATCTTGGAGGGATTGGAGACGATGGAAGTTGGTTGGATGTTGCGGACGACTTCGATGTTCTCGATTGGCGGAGGCTGTTGGGTGGAGTTAGGATCGAGACGGACGCAAGATTCAACCCATGCGCAATCGGTAATGGTGTTGACGTAGTCTTGGGTGTTCGCTGTGGTGTCTGTGTTGAAGGGTGCTGCGTCTTGGGAATTGAATTTCCAGTTGTATGGGTAGGCGAGCATCTGCTGGATGACGTTGTTGCAGATGGTGAGCGCGGGTTCGTTTTCGTACCCAGAGGCCCCGATGATCGGGATCAACTTGGTAAAACTCATAGCCCACTGAACGGTTTCCTGTAGGGTACGAAGCGAGGCCATTAGAATATAACTCCCATTTTACCGGTTGAGATACGGATGATGTCTTCGTAGCCTTCGACACCCGGGTGGAAGTTCTTAGAGCACCGCTGACACGGACCCTCTTTGATGTAGAAACCCTTGGCGCGATGGAAGTTTTCCGCCCATGCGACAGCCGAGGTGTTGTCTTCACGGAGGTGGCTGCAGGCTGCCTGCATGGCTTCGATGTTGCGAACCATTTCAGCTTGCTCAGCACGAAGACGGGTACGGGCTGCGAGTTTCTTGGCTACTACGTCTTCATCGACGTAAGGTTTCTTGTTTTCCTTGGTCACTTCTGCGATGAGAGTTTTGATTAGCTCAAGGTCGCGTGCGTTAAGTGATCCGCCTGCTTGTGTCTGTTCTGCCATATTGACTCCGGTTAAGAAATTGTGGGCCGTTTTGAGGCGGCCCGAGGTTAAGCAATTACTCTACTTCGACACCGACTTCAGTGATCTGGAAGGTGGAGGTAGCGTCTGCGCCGTTCAGTGTGGCAGCGAACGTGAAGCCCTGACCGGGCAACCATCCGATGGACTGAAGGGCGGTATTGGTTGTGGAGCCGTTATCGAAGCCAAATGCAGGTGGATTCGAGAGGACAGCCAGAGCAACCAGAGAACCAGCTACGACACCCGAGAAGCGACCACGAAGGCCAGCAGGCGACGTGCCGTTGACGTTGAAAGAATCGAGCAGCAGTTCGACTTCGAGGAAACCGGAGTCGTTCTTACCGGCCTGAGCCGCGAGAGCGACCGCACCAGTTGTGGCGATGATAGCGGAAGCGCCTGCGTTGTTGAGCGCCGAGATGGTGACAGTCAGAGTCTGACCGGCAACCGTGGCGAGTTTGAAATCGAAGAATAGGCGGACCCAAATCTTCTGATTGTTGCCCCGCTGGTTATCGGGCAGCGGAAGAACCGCGTTGCCGACACCATACTGAGATTTTGCAGGGAACTGCACAATCTGAGGGGAAGTGGTCAGAGGAGCAAGGGGAGCGAGATCAGCCGCCTGAAACCTCTGCGTAGTGTTGATGTTTGCCATACTTACTCCTTAGTTTTGGATGACGTCAACTATCTGCGGAGTGGGGACTATTGGAGCCGCAGTTGAGTTGATGATTTGAAGGTTGAGAACGTAGTGATTAGGCGAGCAACCGGAGCACGAGGGAGCGTTTCCAGATACCCAGACCTCACCAAGCGCGACACCCGCACCCAATGCGCCCGATTCGAGAACGACCTCGACGGGACGATTAGGCTTGAATGAGCGAGGCAGCGCCAACTGTACGGTGACCGAAGTGTCCGCAGCAATAGAGCCGATGGTGTCAGCCGAGAGCGGACGACGACCAGCACTAGGTGCTATGGAGATTCGGTTTGTAGAACGAGGCGTTACGGCCATATATTAACCTTATTTAGAACGGAATTCGCTGGTGTTAGCACGCCAACGGTCTGATTGGATAGTGGAGGTGTCTCCGAATCCTTTCATAACGTCCGACCAATCTATCGCTTTGGCTTTCAACAGTCGAACTAAGACTGAGCGCCAACCACGTTTTTCTTTGATCGGAAGATCTGCGTTGTCCGTAATGATGTACGAGAATTCTGGTAGTGGCCCCTTATCGAATGCGCAAATGAAGGTTTTGACGCCGTCTTTTGCGTGATAGAAACCACACACCTTATCGTCATTGCGGGAGTCTTCTGCCCAGATCCGTGAATGCGACAACTTAGCCACGCGTTGAATCATCTCGGTGTGGAACATTGGATGTCCCATACGGACAGCAGCGTCTTTGAGATCAGCGTGGTCAGCGAGACGATACTGATTCAGTTGACGGTCGGTCTGCTCGAATGATGCGAGGAGACGTTCCTGCGGTGAGATTGATTTCAAGCGTGGCGTAGTTGTAGTTAGCATTACGAGATCGAAGCCTCTGACTGAACGCGACGGAACGTTGGGACGGAGTTCGGACGAGCGAGCGCCGTATATTTAAAGTTGTAGGCCACAGATGCACCCACTACGCCTGCCGGATCCGCAAGAGAGGGTTCCCAGTTGCGGACGATCAGACGGAAGTTGTTCTCACCGGGGATCTGAGTCGCACCCAAGCTGACGGAGAACAGTGCGTTCATACCGACAACGTAAGTAGCATAACCAGTCTTACCAGCAGAGGGATAGTTCGCGTAGGTCGGAACCGTGGTCGTCTCGATGTAGCGGACGCCAGCGAGTTCGATTACACGATAACCCTGCACACCACGCGTCAGTTCATTGACACCGGACTGAACGTGCTTGAGGATATCGATCACGCCGCCTGCCGTGTTATCGTTGAGCAGATCATATGCGTTGAAGGGGTGGATGATTCCGTAGAACAATCCATCAGACTTCGGTTTCGCATTCTGACCACGCAGCGACATAACAGCCTGACGAGCGATTGCAGCGGTGAAGAATTCGTTGTCGACCAGCGGGATATTCACGTTACCAGCAACCGCAGCCTCAAAGGCATTGGCGGTCAACTGATTGACGGTGAGAGCCGCACGATAACCCATCTCAGCCGCGCTATTTTCCACAATGGGATCGATAGCAGTCTGGATCAGGAGATCGGAGAACGACATGTAATCAAAGTACTGCAGAACAGTCGTCTGGTTGGTGACAGTGGTGGGCGTAATGCCAGTACCGACAGTACCCTCAGAACCGGGCGCAGGGTTGGCAGGCAAAGTCTGATATCCAAACATCTGGATAGTCTTGCCCATGCGCTCAGGAAGCTGACGTCTTTCGGTAGCAGCTTGGAACGGAAGATTCGCTTTCAGGTTCTCTACGGCAACCTTGTCATACCAAATGGTGGCGAGGTGCGAGAGCGAAGACGAACCAGTTGTAACTGAAGCTGGTACGTAAGCCATGATAAAACCTAACTTACTCGATGTGAGTAAGTGTTAAACTTGAGTGTCGCTCTTAGCGACCCGCAGACCGCATCTTCTTGAGCATGACTTCACGAGCCTTCTCAATAGGGAGTGCATAAATCTGGTCGACTTCGGCTTCGGTGAGTCCCGCCGCATCTTTACTTTCTGGTTCAGGCTGACGCGCACTGTTGGTGCGTGATGTCAACCCAGTCACTGCTGGCTTACGAGTGTGGGCAGCTACCTCAATCCGAGGCTTACCGTCCTTCTCTGTTACCGTTTGAACTGGAGCGTCTAGCAATCCGCCTTCGCTCAGTTCCTGAAATGCATACTCGATGTTCTTGGAGGTATACGGCAAATTCTCACTCTTAATGAAGTCAATGATCCGCTGCGCGTTCTTAGCAGAAGGTTGAAAGTCATTAGGGTGAGCGGCCAGAAATTCCTGCTCCGCTTTAGCGGCGAGAGCAATCTGCTGATTGTTGCCATAATCAACAGCCATCTGGCGTAACTGTGCGGAACTAAGTCCGACTTGTGTCTGCAGGATCTTATCGAATGCCTTAGCTGGATCCGACTGCAACTCCTGAGCGAGTGTGAAGAGTTCGTCAGCGGTCAATGCTTGAGGATCACCCGGCGCAAATACTTCAGGAGCCTGTGTATCCGGTCTGGCGCGAAGTTTAATCTGCTGCTCGCGGATCTTGATGGTCGCATTTGCTTGAGCAGTTACGAGTTTATCAATTAACTCTTCGGCGGTTGCGCCCTTGAATACTTGTTTGCCGCTACCGTCACCGAGATCGATCTCGCGTTCAAACGCACCTAACTTAGTGTTGGTATCGACCGATGCGGATCCGTCTTCAACGGCGACTTCGGTTGACTCCGTAGCGGCGGTAATCGGTGCGGCGAATTCGTCCTGAAACAATTCGAATCCCGGCTTAACTGTAGGTTCCTGTGTATCTGACATGTGTATCTCCTAGACCCAATCCGGCGTCTTTAGTTGTTGTATTCCATGTATTCGTCTGCCGTCATCTTAGAGAAGTCGACAGTGGGTTGCTGTATGGCGTAAGGAATCTTCTTACCTTGCTCGATTTCAGCTAGAATTCGAAGTTGAATGCGTTCAAACATCGAGCGACGTTCACGTGCTGATATTTGGAGGTTACGAACCAGATAGTCTTCGTTGTCTGCTGTGGCATTCATCAGTCGGAATTCAGACTTGACGACTTCATCCTCGAAGATATCGAGAACATCTTTCCAGCCATCCGAGTGCGTTACAATGTATAGACGACGACCGCGTTCGAAGGATTTGAGAACTTCCGCTTGCTCCTCAACTGATATCTGAGGTGCTTCTGCTTGTTCCAACATTACTTACCGCCTATTCCAAGGAATGATTGTGAAGGTTCTCGAATTAACTCTTTGATAATGTCGCGTCCGGCTCGATTCTCAGAGTCCTGTTCGAGCAGTTGCGACTTATTCGATGTTTTGATTTGCTCCATACTGGCTTCGTGCTGAAGTTGAGCCTGTTGCTGAGCCTGCTGTTGTGCCGCAGGTGAATTCTGCTGCTGACGTTGGACGTCTTCAGGAGTCATCGCTGTGATAACGTCCTGCTGATTTGGCCAACCAGTGACATCGAATACCATGCGAACGAGTTCAGCAACATTGACCTTCTTGCCTTCCTGTGCAAGCGACTGAATGACAGGATCCGTAAGCAGATATTGGAACATGAGCGGTATGGTTTGGCGCATCGAAGCCTTTGCAGACATACGCGCACCGGCCACAATATTGAAGTCGTATTGACCATTGATAAGGTCGATGGAGTCACCCTCATAGGCAATTCCCAATTCCTCAGACAGTAAGCGATCTATGACGTCTGGATCGAGTCTCTGACCATTCATCTCATGAATATAGTCGAGGAGCGGTATAAAGACTTGGTAGGAGAAGTTTTCGACGATGTACTGGAGGCGATTGGCTGTACCAGAACCAAGAGAATTGACGCCCGTTGCTGTCCGCGTAATCGAAGAATTTTCAGACGGCATGGTTCCTTGCACAGACTGTTCATTGGCTGCAGTACGTCTAGCTGCACGTGAATCTGATGCCTGAAGTACCGACTGAGTCTCCTGAATCGGTATAGGGTTACGCTGCATAAGCGAAACACCCTTTTCATCATCTGCATCGATAATTCCGCCCGGTCGCATGCGTAGCTGTTGAGTCAGAACGTTCGCACCCCTCTTACGCATAAACATGCCGTTAAGGTTCAGCGAGAGGTCGTCAAGGAACGTGTTGATAACACCCTGCTGCATCCTCTGTTCATTCCCGATGAGCATTCCAACGCCCACGCCCCAAAACGAGTCGAGAACATCACCCATTGCGACAGAGAGGAACGGGATTCTGCCCAACGGATTAGGTTCATTGCGAATGACAAGCTTACGCTGTAGAATAGTGTAGACACGGTCATTATTCCAATACTCAAGCACTTCCAGCGGTTGTCTCATTTTGTCGACAGTAGATTTCTGCCAACGCAGCATAGGCTGGAATTCCTGAAACAGATTCAAGGGAGGCGTCTCAACCGGATTCAGTTGCGGCACTTCTTCAGGCGGAAACAGTAATTTCAGGAGTTCAGCGCGCTCCGGTATATCGTAACCTTCATAGTTACGCAACTCATCGAGTTCGAGTATGGTTAAATACTGAACATCAATGACCCACTTGGCCTTACGTATATCGGAGGCGCGTGTACCGGGATCGATAACCACATGACGTGGGTGACGATACTCGAATAGAGGCAGATCCACAACCTTCTCGATTGGAATCGCCTTCTTCTTATTCGAACCCTTCTGCGGAATCTTGATTAAGCCTGCAGGCGAGGATACATACTTGTACGGCTTCTCACGTTGATATACGGTGCGCTTCTCGGTGTAAGTCTGCCATCCCCACTTCCAGATACCGATGCCATAGAGCAACATCGACTTCAGGCCCTTACGAACCTCTTCACGCGCATTGATCTTCTTTAATTCCCACCCAAGTATGGCGTTGTTCGCGCGCGCAGCTTCCATCGACGTACCGGGACGAGGCGTAGAATTGAACGGCGGATCATCTCCAAAGATACCTGATACAAGCTGAGGAAGTAATGACTCAATATGCTCATATACGAGGGGCATACCGAGGTGCGAACGCGGAATATTGGTGCCATCCCAAAACTTAACCGGAATCTTGAACAGATAGAGACGGTCATGCAACATCCACTCCAACGTCCAACTTTGCGTCTGGACCCATGACACACCGAGTCCATAGTCCTGCAGGACGATCTTGAGGGCTGTTTTATCGGGCTGAGAGTCAGGACTCCAAGTTATCTCATCCGTATTGGTGATTAAGGCGTACCCTTCACCTTGCTGAAATACTTTGGATCCTTCGAACTCTTCTAGTAAAGCCATTTTGTCCTTTTATATTGACTCTGAGAACCCATTTGGGATAGCTGAGGATTCCGCATCCAGCGCGTATCGGAATTTGTCTCACTTACACTATCGAGAGGCTGTATCGATTTCGTGCGTAGTATGAGCTATCCCAGATGGGTTCTAAGGGTCAAACTGCTATCCGACAATCCCTGCGCCCATTAAGTTGTCTTCGGTAGAATCGAAGGCCACTGAGGTGATATGCGAGTCATCCACGGTGTCTTCGTCGTCTGGTTGGATGTCGACGAAAGATCGGTAGTTGAGTAGCATCGAGACGGCGTCAGGTATGTCATCGTGCGAGTACTTGGGGAACTTAATGAATTGTTTGACCAGTTCTTTCATGTAATCTGGTCGAATAGCTGCGGAGAAATAAACTCGGTCGCCTTTAATGAGCGGTTGAAGTGCTGCGATTCGCTCAGTCTTGTGTTTGAGGGGTGAGGTTGCAACCCATTCGAGATTGAAGTGACGACGGTATTGACGCATCATCATTTCAAGTGCTGGCAGCATCAGTTTGGAGCCGCCTGCTTCTTCTATCGCAACACGCGAAGGACGATACTTGAGAGCAAAGGTAAAAATTTGGTTAACCAGATCCGAGGGAGAAAACTTACCAAGGACCATGTCGGTGATGAAAAGATTTCCTTTAGAATCGTACAAGCCGTTGATGCCGACCGAGAAATCAGAGTATGTTTTGTCGCTGAAGCCGATGTCCCAGACTTGGATGATGGTGCCGGATTTGGGTATGTGGAGGCCCGGTATTGTGTGTCTGGTGAGTAAGTCTTCTGTAAATGTAGCCGTATCTGTTGGAGTTGGGTCGTTGAGATACTGGCAATTAAAGATGTACGGGTCGAGTGTTCGCTGTTCATTGAGCCAATCGAATGTGAATCGCTCTGGGAAGAGTAAGTCGACCATTTTCTCATTGATCTTGAAGTTGGTTCCCTTCAGATAGAGAAATTCACGTTTTAGTGCCCAGACTTCCCGCTTGAAGATGAGAAGATTTGGCTTGTTCTCAATGGCCCAGCCGTATAGGTCGCTTTCATCGTAGCGTGTGCCAACAAGATCTCGGAAGCCATACGGTTCGAGTAGTGGTGTGGCAAAGTTCCACTGACGGATTGATTTCTTGATCTGGATAGCATCTTCGGAGTTGATTTCATTGACTAGATCGTCTCCCTTGATGATATCGAAGTGCCATGAAGCTTTGACTGACTTCTGCGATGAGATGATGACAGTTGGTTCTTTGAGAGCGTGCTTCGTGCGTGCAGGCGTTACGAACTTGCTTAGGTTGCCCCATTCCATCTCTTCCGGTGGGCAGTATTCAGGGAAGAGGCGACGCATCTTCGGATTCTTCTGAAAATGCTTCTTGACGTTGGCAATCATGAGTTCAGCGATCTCAGTATTGCCCGACATTAGGAGGATACGGACGTTAGGATCGACTAGGATCCATTGGACGATATCAGCTTCGTCGATAGTAGTCTTAAAGTGTCCTCGCGGGTCGAGTAGTAGTCGTTCTTTATTGGGTTCGAACTTTGAATGGTCTGCAACAGTAAGACCCGGTCGCTTTTTGACAAAGAACTCACAAACTGGTCTATGGACTCGCTCAACGAAGTCTTTGTTTCCAAGGATCTCCGTAGCAAGCCAGTATAGATCGGTCCGAGCACGATATCGTAGTTGGGCAATCTGCTCATTTTTCGTCGACGATGTCATCTAGGATATCAAATTCGTCAGTAATGGCTGGTTTGACCTTGTTGAAGCCCGAGACGCGCTCATATGCGGTCAGAGCCATCAATTTTTCTCTCGGTGTCGCTGTAGGTACGCGGGATATCTCGAAGTAGAGACGCCGCAGATCGTCTTGTGTGGGTAAAGGAACGTCAGGTACAGTAAAAGTTCGGATGAGAGAGTCGATATGAGGTCTAGACATGACTTTTCGACCATAACTATATGCCGATTCATCTGTCTTGACTCGAAAAGCTGCATAAGAGGCCGCTTTGATATCTTTTGTTTCGAAAAATACGTCAAACCACTGCTGCTCTTGCGGTGTGGCCCTTATGTAATCGTCAGATTGTTTGTAATCATCTGGCATTACTTACCTTTGGATAGCTTTGACTGACCAATCGAGGGATATTTGCGATGAACAGCCGCTCGAACTTTGCTCTTGAGAGCAGGAGATCCGTTGGCTGAGACTCGTGATAGCGCGTTTCTGGCGTGATTAGGATCATTGATTGGGTATGAGCGATTCGGACCGGCGAAAGTGGATGCCGGTAGTTTCTTTCTGTCGGCGGTAGATAATTTGGCCATCAGTCACCGCCAAACAGGAATAGGAATGCTGTAACTAGAGCGGCACGGATAGATCCCAGAAGTTGGGCATCATATTGATCGTTAGGAGGGGGCTGAGGTGCTGCGGGTCCGAATATCATTTGATTCTCCTTAATGGCTGGTCCCGTAGGAGTCGAACCTACAACGACTTCCTTAACAGGGAAGCGCTCTGCCAATTGAGCTAGGGACCAATAAACTTATTTACCGTGCAGTTTGCAGGGATAACCGGGTTCACATACTGGAGCAGGAAAGTCCGCTTTGATTTTGGCTTCGGGATGACCCGACGTAACTGCGATCTGATTCCACTGTGCCTTGAATTCTTTGGACGACTTCGGAACCGTGTATGCATGCGAGCGAACTGCGTTAGCGGATAAGGCAGTCGGATCCACAATTGCTATGATGGAGTCGATTGTGGCTACAGCCAGTCCAATCAACGGCGCATACTGTGAGGTTACGGGGAATAGCTGCAGGTCAGCGAGGACGATGTTGAGAGCAGATATTACGTCCTGTGCTGTGTTGCCTGCTTTGAATTCCTGTATTTCGAGTACGGCGACGGCTGTATCTGATTTCAGTTGAGATGCGAGTACGGTGTTGCCTTCGAGTGCAGCTATTGACGAGGCAGCGTTACCGAGAACTGATGTTAGGTCCGCGATGTTTGCGGCGTTGCATGCAGCCATAAGTGCGAGGATCGGGAGAAGTAAAAGTGCGATAAAACTTGACAGATATTTGCGCATATTGGTCCTGACTTAGTTGGGGTCACCGAAGACGATAGCTCCCCAGACTTCAGAGTTAGCAATCGATGACGTGACTGTAACGGTCGTACCTGATACTGTGCAACCGACTGATGCGCCGGTCAATGTGGTAGCCTGCTGCGTGGCTATGCATACTGGTGTGGTGTAAGTGTGCGCGATAGTTATGGTGCATGAGGTACCTGCTGCCATCGTACACTTGCCGCCAGTATTGTTTGCTGCCTGTTGATTAACGAAGTTCGGCGCAATGCCGCCAGTGAAATTAGCTGTACCGCTATTATTTAGATTTATCGAGTTTAGATTGGAATTAGCAGGCATTGCCAAATTCCAGATACCAGTTGCCAAATTCAGATTGAAACTTGGTCCTAAAGTCCACGAGGTTCCGGTCCAACCATTGAGTTCGAAGTCAAAGGTGGTGCCTACTGTGGGTCCACCGACCATACATTGCTGGATGGAAGAATGCGGTGCTGCAGTTCCCACATCAGCAGCAGAGCCAAATCCAGCATTAGAGAAATTGAAAGTGTATTGAGTAGATGAGGCCGATGTTATTTGTGCGGTAGTCCCGTTTAAAAGTAAGCCGAGAGTCGACGTAAAGTTGACGGTCGGAGAAGTGGTACCCGAGATGACGCCGAAGGTTACCCACTCGTTTACTTGGAATGAGTTATTAGCGATTACCGTTACAACCGAGGTCGAACTTGATAGTGAGGTAGTGGTCGTAATTCCGCCAGCAGGTGTATCCGTCATACACTTACTACCGGCATATTGAGTGGTGAATGATTCATTACCGGTTCCAACACGATTTCGACCTACAACCGGATCGAAGAAGTTGACCACATCGTGTGAGTACACTGCGTTGGTTGTGAACTGCGATGTACCGGTAGGAGTAAAGTATAAAATGCTAGGGACTGCTGTCACACCGGCGTATTGAACGGGAACAACACGTAAGGTACTAAATGCTCGCATATTAGCAGAGGCAAGATTACCTCCGTACTCACCTGCGTCGGAACTACTTTGGTTAACTAGAGTTACGTTGGTGTTGGATAGAGCTTTAACCCAGTTGTTCCCTCCAGTCACTTCACTGGTAGAAGAGAATTGTAGAGTGGAATCGAATTTGAGGCCACCGCTCCCGATACTATAAACGTTCGGACCAAAGAAGCCGGGTGTCGGAGGATTCGCCCACGGACCATTAACCACAGTACCGTTAATAAATTCTCCGCAAATATGAAGTGCATCCGTATCGGCGCAACCCGATGTGTAGGGAGAGGTTGCTCCAATTGACATCTGAAAGAGGTTATTTGCAAGCGTAGTCTGACCAAGCGAGTTGGCACCGGGAAGTTGTTGGATAAGGGAGCCAGTCGGCCATGCACTATTGGCTGGTGCGGTTGATGCACCAAACCACGCTGAGTCTGATGTGTTACGAGTTATCAGATAAAGATTGTTGTCGCCTGCTTGAACTGCGAGTGCAACTTCGTATTGACCTTGTGTGATTGAGGCATTGCCCGCACATGGAGTAGACGATCCCCACGCGAAGTCTGGACATGCAATCATGATGAACATACCATTGCCGCCAACCGACGCCACGTCTTGAGGATCGGTTACATAGGATGGCAACCAGTTCGGAGACGTGAAGGTGTTCGGAGTGGTCGGGATGAAGGTTCCCCATTGATTGGAGGAGACTGCGCCCGTCGATGCGGTTTGTGGCATATTACCGAATACTTGAATCGAGGCATTAATCGATCCGTTACCTGCTCCCTCGAAGTACATATTCGCAATTTTTTGGGATTCTGCAGATGCAGCTATTTGAATGCCGCATTGATCAATTGCACCATCCATCATGCCGCCGTCTATATGAGACGCCCAGCCATTGAATAATACCGCGCATTGACGATTAGGTAGAAGGAGTCCAGAGGTTGGGAAGACGCCACTAATGGCGTTGTTATTGAAACTGTAACCTTCGTTTGTGCGACCCGGTGAATTGATTAAGAGGTGATCGATGGCAGTCTTGTCACTCTCGGACCCCATGACCAATGAGTAGCGGCATGCGTTGATTTGAGTGGTACCGATATAGTGAATGCGCTCAGTGGTGCCAGACGACTGTATACAACGTCCGCCAAAGTTCTCAGAACGAGCGTTGATGACTTTGTAACCGGTTGTGTTAATAAATTCTAAGCCATTGCCAGTGGAAGTGTGCCCGCTACCAATTACAGCTAGATTTTCTACGCCACCAGTACATGACCAGTTGGCTTGATTCTGCGGAAATCCGAATGCCGAGTTATTCGCATAGACTGTTAAAGCGGTGTTGGGCGATCCTGCGGGAACCTGTAAGACAGTTGTGTTCGGACCATCACCATACATTGTCAGTCCACACGGCATTCTGAGTGACTGATTGGTTCCGACTAAGTGAGTGCCGGATGTAATATGAACCGCTGGCGCGGCAGGTATCGGAAAGGTGGTATCAGAGAACGATTGTGCGGCATAGTCTATGGCTTGCTGAATCGCACACGTTGATTCCGCTACACCAGTCGGATCGTCTACGTTACCTGAGCAAGTAGCCAAGATCGGAGTCACGGTCGGAGCAACCGAGCAACCTGAGACAGTTGCGGTTGCGCCGAAGTAGCCTGCGCCCATATTGTTCATATGGATTGCTTTCGGTGTGCCCGTTGCCGGGATTACGAAGCCTGTGGCCTGTACACCAGATGCACCGAGGAAAGGAGGTGCGGAAAATTGAATGGTCGCATTGACGCAGCCTGATCCGCCACTTAGAGTTGCGCCAGTGATGTATGTGCCCACACCAAAATCCGCAAATCGAGGATCAGCCGGATTCTTAGTGATTGCTGACTGGGCGAGTAAGTTGGTGCCGACTGTGAAGTTTCCCGTAACAGTATTCGCCAACGCTCCAACTTGAATCGGTACGCATTGGGCAACGTACTGGGTATTGTAGCCAGTGAGGTTGAAGCCTGACGGACACTGCGTAGTGAAGCCGTTCTGGATGATCGGCGGCACGAACTCAACGGGTGTGATCTGTGACAGCGTCTGGTTCTGACCTTCGAGGAAGCGATACGATTGCGTGGGTGCGATTGGCAGCCCGTTGATCTTCCACGTCAGTGCGTACCGCGAGTAGTTCTGTCCGCCGCAGATGACGGCGTCGTTACCCGGCACAGTGAACGTGACAAGACCAGATCCATTGGCGACGAATGAGTTGCCGGGAGTCTGGTTCGGTGTGATCGAAATGGGTTGCGATTGGTAGAGAGGCGTGGTCGAGTTGCAGCCAATCAACTGAACGTTCAGAGACAGGGTTGCGCCCGGTGGAACGGTGAAGTTCCCCTGCGCGGTGATGGTAGCCGTGCCGATGGTCTGAGCCATAGCCGGTAGGCAACACCCGAGAATGATGAGGAGCGTAAGAATCAGGCGCTTCATTAGACTGTGTAAATCTCCAGATACGAGCCAGCTAATGTGCCAGTGAACGTGACGGCGAAGTCACGCCAGCGTTGAAGTTCAGGGAATGAAGTGTTGTCGACACCTGATGCCGTACCAGCCTGCAGGGTCGCCAGAATATCCCCCGAGATGGGTTCTGTAATTACGGCGATGATCGGAGGTGTAGCTGCGGCGTTGACGATCAACTTGAGGGCGCTAACTCGCAATGGCTGCACCTGATCGGAGCCGACTACGAAGCCGCGCGCGACCTGATAGGACGTCAGGTTCGAATCGATGTGGATGGTGCGATTTGTGACTAAATTTGCCATAACTCTCTCAATATTAAAGGAACGGGAAGAAGCTATTCGGAGCGACCGGAGAGTGTAATCACGTCCGTCTATCGCAGTTAGATTTCAACCAGAGGGCCATTTGATGTGGGCCGAGGGTAGGTTCTGGTGCGGCTTTCTTCCCTTGTTCCTACGCTATGATACCACACTTTTATTCGGAACCGTTCAGGATCCTACGAATCGCGTCCCCAGTCTGTATGTTATTGCGAACAATACGTTTATCAAATTGGTGTCGGTCTAGGTGCGAATCCTCTGGATGACCCCACTCCTCGCATCGTCTGCACCAGTACTGCGGAATTTCCAATTTGGAAACTCGAATGACAGTGACTCCGACTCCGTTCCACTCTTTGCTTCCAGTACCAGGTTTATGGCTTTTTGGCATATTTCTCTCCGCATAAAGGTAATCGACACAAATACATCCGAGGATGACCCTACGCCAATTTTCTTTAAACTCCAGTAATACCCCTAAAGGGTATACTAGATCATAAAGGATCCAGAGATCCTACTGGATTCAACAACTTAAACGAGTCCCTCGTTACGGGATTGCCGCTCCATTCGCGCTTGGGGCGCTCAGTCGCTGGGGGCACTGTATATCGATATCCACTATCCGCCATTGATTGTCGGAACCCATTTGGGATAGCTCGCGGTCAGAACGCAGTCTGGCTGAAATGTAACCTATAGGTTGTCAAGTGGGAGTAATTTGACAAGGGTGGGTAAAAATTAATCATAAATTAATAGTGGAGGTCGACGGCTGGATGCGCTACAGCGATCTGGTGACGTTAATCGGAACTGGCTCATAGATATGGAGAGATGTCAAGCGGCTACATATATATTGATTATAACCCGCTCATAACTGGGTGAAAGTGTCAAGTTGACAGATAAGTCGAGTGTATGGTAGGAGGTGGGTCCGAGTTCTGAAAATTTTTTGAAAAATCGCGAAAGTGAGTGAATTCTACTATGCCCTTTATTCCCAACCTCATACCACCGAAGTCCCCCACCACCTTGTTGATAGGATCAAAATACGGATATATCTCGTTACGCGCGCGCTAGCACGTCGTTAGTGTAAGGTTAAGAATACGTTAGCGTTACGTCAGATCAATTTATGGCCTCGCCGCTATGCATAGACAGTCTATCCCTAGAGCAGAATAGGGTTGACGGATGGAGGGAATTGAGCCACGTAAACCATACTTCACACATCCATGTTAACCATAGTTAATCCCCTAGACAGTCTATGCATCGACCATCTACATATGTAGACAGTCTACCTATCTTAGCAATTCACCTGCCACTCACCTGTGCATATCTACCTTAGCACGTTCATCACCATATCTGTAACCACTCACTTACACTCACTAAATCGATTTACTAACCCGCTGAGACTCTCGAATCTCGATTATGACCTCTCTACACATCCAAATTTAATTCACCTGTGCAAATCCTGTGAATATTAACTGCAGTTAACCCCTAGCCCACAATAGGTTACCAAAGATTCCGAAAATAAATGCGCACACTGCCACTATTTCGTATCTAATAAATACAGTTCCAACCCGGCGTTAGCGTCCAAGGGCAACAGAACACAGCATATCGTGTCCAACGAACTCAGCCAGAGATAGCCGCAAAGGATAGGGACTAGGGATTAAGTCAGACATCCCGAAGCTTACTCAATACATGCGACGCAAGTGAAATTGTCACGGTAACGCATAGACGCCTATTTAGGCCGAGCGAGAATCACCTGACACACTAGTATGTATCGATCAAGCTAAATGACGCTTAGATGCGTCGCTGAGCGCATATTCACATGCTCTGAGTGAAGCATCTAAACACATCTTCAGACAGGAGAAAACAGGAATAGGAGAAAACGCCATGGCAAGTAATAAAGCTTTTGGAACGGTTATAGGTGGAATCGAAATTTCGCTAACACAAACTGGCTTTGATCGATTCAATGTCGAGTATGGGATGCAGGTAGTCCCTAACCGTTACAAGGATAATTGACAGTCTGATGCGCTCGTCTCCACGGATTGAGCGTATCGGGAAGTTAACTATCCCAAATGGGTTCATGAGGTAAATACAATGTTTAAACACAATGATCGCGTCGTATGGACAGCACCGACCAATAACGCAATCTATCCGCGTCAATCCACTCCACCATTCGGCACACTCGGAACATTCATCCACGAGCCGCACCTACCTGACTCCAACTCATACGTGCAATTTGACTCCGGTCACACGATTCAATCCTTTGATTGCAAAATGATCAACGTCCGGCATGCATGCGATCAAGATGATCGTCAGCTTATACACCCCTATGACCGGACTGAGCGGTCCGCCCGCTTGATTCAATCCCTTAGCGACCTTGCGGCACTGGAACTTAAACAACGAGCATTGCGCGTCCTTAAGACACAACAGGCGGAGGACTACGCAGAATTTGAACGCGTGGAGGACTACGCAGAATTTGAACGCTTCTTGAATGAAGTGGGAACTGTAGAGGAAATTGAATCCCTCCAAACTATCCACGCACGCAACTTACAGTCTGGATCTGGTTACTAAAATGGCCCACTATCACGCGCCCACTGATGACGAAGACAAACGTGGCTTAATCCAATCTGTATGGATTGGAGTCGCGTTACTCGTTCTAGTCTTAATCGTCGTATCACTAACCATGAAATAGGAGATTGAAAGCGTATGTATAAAGAATATGAATTTGAAAACGAATGGGGTCGCACAGTAATCGGCGTGAGTAATGATCGTATCGCAATTCAAGTTAACGGCGCATACGTGCTAGCTTTAACTAAAGATGGTATCTATCGGCATAGATATGCAGACGGATCCGGTATTAAAGTATCTGGCAAAGAAAACAAAATTAAAGACATTAAACGAAAGTAATTGATTTCAGCCTGTGCATTCCTTAAGAAAAACTGTACTATTTTTTCTTAATCAATATGAGTGCACAGCATGAAGTTAATTAATCCCAAGGGGTTCAATCATGGCAAAGAATCAAGGCAATCTCATCCTTAAGCGGGCGGAACATGGTAAGGCTCGCATCGAATATTATGCACCCGACCGTACAGAAGAGTTTGGCCTGAACAAACGTACACGTCGTTTAGCTAAGGGCCAAATCGTAACACGTCCAGATGGCCGGATCATCACATCTGGCCATTTGGATCCAACCATTGGCCTATCACCACGTGATGTCATCCGTATGGTATATGGAGAATAACATGGCGCAATATGCAGACTGGTACCGCGAGAATAGACTCAAGACTCCTGCCACTCCACTCGATTGGAATAGAGCGGCTCGGGAGCCTAAAACCATCTCCGATGAAGACACTCAAAACGTCTTCGAAACACTTCTAACACCCGAAGACTCAGTCCTATTGAAAGGAATGTTTATCTCATATGAACTTTGAAGACTACCTAAAAACTCTCGATATCCAATGCATGGCCAACTATCATGCGCCCACACGTAAACAATGGCAAGCTATCTATGCGCCATTCCGTTTTATCCTCGACACACTCAATTGGTTCCGAGACTACAACCGGAGGTGATTGCTTGACTAACTCAGAGCTAAATTCAATCGCTCACATCCTGCACGAATGCTTCTGTGGACAAATCATACCGGTTTCGGAAGCATCCGCAATTGCCAAACAATTCACCGATACACTCATCCGCACCTGTACTATGCCCGTTGGCTTCGATGCTGAACAATTCAAGCGCATCATATGCCACAATGACGGCGCATCCCTCGATCCAGTTCCAATGGATGCGTACAGTGTTGCAACGTACCTCGCTCTATTCGCATCCGTAAGAGCGGACTACACTCATGACCAATGAACAAACGTTTTGGCTACTATTCCTCCTACTGGTAATGGGCGGCGCAATTCGAATCCCCGCTGGGGTCGACATCCTAGCTGGCCTCTTCCTATTCGTCGCATCCATCGCCTACCTCTACTTCAATTACACAATCACTCACATGCCAAGGAAGGTTATCCATGCAGAATCTAAGCAACACTCCGTATCTGACTCAGCGCGACAGATACCTACTGAATAAATACGCATCTGCTTACGCAGACCAACATGAAACATTCTCACCCGACGAAACAGAACGCCTCATAGACGACCTGCTAAACGCGATGGAACCTCACGAATCAAATTAAAGTCGAAACGGGTTCACAGAACCCGTCTGTACGTTATGCGTACACTGATGAGACTTATGGTCAATTCCAACTACTTAGCTCGACTACGAAACCTGATACCTCATCTAACACCTGATGAAATTGAAGCAGGTCGCAGATGGTATCGAGACGCTAACTCCTATGCCAAGTCAATCTATCCATCCGATGTGAATCGTGGGGCGGCTATCATTGCCGCGTTATCTCCACGTGTAGCTTGGCAAACCAATCTAGAATCAGCATCCATCATTGCACGCGCATCACAACACTCCGATATCATTCCCACAGTGGCAGGCACGTACGCCAACACTAACAAAGCATGGCGCATTGCCAAGGGTCAAGATATCCTGTCGAACCTGAATCAATCCTATGGTGCGTACAAGGTGAATAACTTCTACCGCAACATAACTCTCGACTTTCAACCTGTCACAATCGACGTATGGGCGGCGCGTGCTGTCGGCTATGAACGCGACGTCATACGCGGCTTAAAGTATCTCGAAATAGAGCGAGCATATCAGGACGCGGCTCGTCGTTATACATCACTCGAACCTGCTGAACTACAGGCAGCTATCTGGATTCACACTAGGGGGTCTGCAGCATGAAACAAATTCCGTATCCGCTTGACGCATACGAGAATGGTGAACTCGAACATGATCAGGTACTAGAACTATTCCGGTACCTGATAGACTCAGGCCTAGTAAACACCTTACAAGGCCACTATGGACGTACAGCTAAGCGTCTCATACTGGCAGGAGAGTTAGAAGCATGAAACAATCCGTTTACCGCATCTACACTGAGCGTATCAACTATCCCGAAATAGTGGAGCGAGTCTCACGCTACTTCGACGGTGCGACCTTCACGCAAACAACCGGACTATGGCAAGGCAAACTTGAGGAATCAGTTGTAATCGAACTGTGGACTCAGGACTCAGCATTAGTCCGTGGCCTAGCATGTTCGCTCCAAACACTGAACAAACAAGACACCGTGGCAGTTACACATCACGTGGTTGACCTGCATCAGACAGACGTCAAATGCTGCTTACTCGGAGCATGCGAAGATAGAACACCCGACCCACCTCCGACTAAGCAGGATTGCTTTGACTCCGGAGAGTGCTCGGCACACTTGGCAGAATACTGATTCCAAGAACCCCTATGGGATAGCGTATATGGGAATCTATTATCCTGTATACGTTATTCCATTTTTTGTATAATTGTATTTTGAGCGCAATAGGTCGAATTTGCGCGCAATCAGAAATCGCTCTATTAAGGCTTACCCATTGTGAGAATTCGCCCCTATTAAGGTCTACCCATTGTGACATTCCGCACACGCACGAATGCCCGCACGCAGGCGCATGTCACCGCATGGTTACTTACCCTAAAGTAACCGCACGCCCACGTTACGGCACATCGACTTCGAACTCAAATGGCTGCACCGAAAGCCCGTCGTCAAAATTCGCCATGAACTTCATAGCCTTAGCAGGCAAAGTTAATACATCCCAAGCTCCTGCTTCGATACTATATGACGGCAACAGCATGTTTAACCCAACTATTACGGTTCTCTTAAATGCCTCAGATCCAGCTAAAGCAATCGGACACATACAGGGATCGTGTCGTATACCTTCATCAATATGTTTCTGTGTCACAGATATCTTCATAATTACTCCTCTCAGATCCACTTTACAAACTCAGCCGACTTAAATTTCTTATTCCACTGATAGTAATCACGAGTGTGAATCCATCCATTTTTGATTCCCCACTCCCACGTCTCAGTATACTTCAAGACCGCCAAACTCTGCGCCCCTCCGCACACATGACAAATGTGTAGCTTCTTTTCGAGATCCACCTCACCACGATTGAATCCCACTACGTGCGCATTCTCGCACACTCGATCCCACCCAAATGTCACAACATCGTCAGGCATCGGAGTTGTAGGATATATCTCGTGCTTCGGTGAATTCAATCCCACAACTTTATCATCAGTTCGTTTCTTCCGCCAGAATCTCATACCCTATTAGACTCACGCGAGCCGCAAACGATTCAACATTAAATTATGGTTAAATTATTCGCACCCGACCCCTATCCCAAAATGGGTTCACAAGATCAATCTGCAGTCGAGCTACGGCGACGAGCGCAGCCCCAGCGGAGCGAGGACGCCGGTTTTAAGTGCTTGAAAATTAAGGTTCGTCAGAATCCTTTATGATCTAGTAACACCTGAAGGGTGTTTACTGGACGTATAATGAAGAAAAGGCGAAAGTCCGAATTTGAATCCTTTTCGAATCTCATGCGTCTAATGTTTATGAAACAAATATTGCTTGATATTTGGGAAGGTCTGAAAGGATTTGCAATAGCGGGCGCAGTTATCACTGCATTCTTTGCGGTCCTATTAGCCCTAATATTTGCGCTTTCCGAGCGCTATGGATGGATTTTATTCATCCTGTTGATCGTAGGATTCGCATGGTTTATGGGCCGCTTAGCGAGGTATTGAAATGACCACTCAGGATCACATTAAAGACGTCGAACAGGCATACACTGAGTTCGCGTCGCATGGTCAGGATACGGGTGTGAAATTAGCCTTAGCTGTCCTGCATCTGCTTGAGAAAGAGAAGCAGCGTGAGGAATATCAGGCGCGAACGCGAGCTAAACGTGAAGCAAAGTTGGCCGAATCCAAAGATCGATATCAGCAATGGGATCAGAAGTATGGATCGAAGAAACAGAAATTAGTTTATATTCCGGTGGAGAAGCCATGAGCCAAGACAAGCAGCAGCCCCCAGCAGTAACAGATGACGCCATAGATATTGCCCTGGCAATGGGCCGCGAACGCCAACTCCTCGCTGCACTCGCGAGAAACGCCGGGTTGGAGGACGATCTAGACTACATCTCTGCGGAACATGACAAACTGCAGCGCCAGATCGTCGCCCTACAGATACAGGTGAAGGTGTACCGTGAGGCGCTGGAAACGGCTGAGACACATCTGGAAGCATCGGATTGGGGAAGCGACCGGGATATGGTGCGACATATACGCAAGGTTTTAGGGGGCCACTAGATGAGCAACGCTGAGCCGGATATGCAGGAAATTCTCGATTCGTTCAAGACTGATTTGACTAATCCTTATGAGCCTATGATGGAGGTTAATCCCGATAAACTGCGCAGTTATATTGTCAGATCGCGGGCCGAGAAGGCTGAACTGAAGGCTAAGCTGCGTAACCGCGAACGCCAACTCCTCGTCACGCTCGCGGAGAACGCCGGATTGAAGGAAATAAACCACGAGGCTTCCGAGGAGTTTAGGCTAACCTTACAAGAATGGAAGGCCGACTTTAAAGAACTGGATAGGATAACTAATCTTGTCAGA